CGACGGCACGCCGCTGTCGGTGATCGCGATCCTGAAGCAGCTCTCGTTCCTGATGCAGAACCCGGTGACCCAGCCGGTCAGCGGGACCGTCGGGATCTCCGGCGGCGTCGCGGCCACCCAGAGCGGTGCCTGGAACGTCGGACAGGTCGGGTCGCCCTGGGGTGTCGCCGGAACCGGCTCGGCCGGCGCAGCGGCCTCCGGTGTGATCACCGTGCAGGGCATCGCCGGCGGCGTGGCGCAGCAGGTGGCGCAGACGGGCTCCCCGTGGGGAGTGACCGGCACCGGCACGGCGGGCGTGGCCGCGACCGGCGTCGTGTCGGTGCAGGGCATTGCCGGTGGCGTCGCCCAGCCGATCTCCGGGTCGGTCGGCATCACCGGCACGGCAGCAGTCACGCAGTCGGGCACTTGGACGGTCCAGCAGGGCACGCCACCGTGGACGGTGACGCCGGGCGTGCAGACGTCCGGCATTCCGTTGGCTGGCTCCGGTGTCCTGTCTTCCGCATTCGCCATCAAGGCTTCGGCCGGAGTCCTCTACGGCATCTCAATTTCCACGACGAGCACCGGAGGTTATCTCGTGCTGGTCAACGCGGCGGCATCACCGGGTGCGGGGGCCATCGTTCCCGTGGCATCCTGCTACGTTCCAGCCTTCGGGACGTGCGGGCTGCAATACACGCCGCCAGCCAGCTTCTCGCTGGGTATCCAGGCCGTGTTCACGACAGCCGCCACCCCGTACACCTATACGCCGTCGGCGACGGCACAATTCAGCTCGCAGGCCTTCTGATGCGCCGCCTGCTCTACGCCCTCGCCGGGCTTCTCGTTGCGAGCCTCGCCGCCTACGGCGTCACGGTCACGTCAAGCTCGACACCGGGCTTCACCGGGATCCGGCTCGTCACCATCTGCGCCGCCGGTTGCACGGTCACCTGTAGCGGCAGCCCCTCCTGCGCGGCGACCTACACGCCGGTCGCCGGGCTGGTCAATGCCGACGTGATCTGCATCGGCGGTGGCGGTGGTGGCGGCGGCACCCAGACCTCGCTCGCGAGCGACATCAACGGAGCGCCCGGCGGCGGCGGTGGGGCCTATGCGCGGGTGATGCTGTCAGCGGCGGAGGTCGGGGCCAGCATGGCGGCGGTGGCGGGAGCCGGTGCGGCTGCCGTTGCGGGCGGGATCACTCCCGGCGGAAACGGCGCGCAGAGTTCACTGGGCACCAAATGCATCGCTCCTGGTGGGGCTGGCGGGGCAGGCGGCGATCGCACGACGATCGCCGGGGGTATCGGCGGGGCGCTCGGGACCGGGAACGTCACGATCACCGGAGGCTACGGTGGCTACAGCGCTTATTCGGCCAACGAGGTGACGCATCGCACGTCGGAGGGAATGGGCGGAGCGTCCGTCGGCGGGCATGGAGGCCTCACGCCGGGGGCGTGCGGGGGGGCGGTGGTTGGAGTAGCCGGGGATAATTGGGGCGGCGGCGGATCCGGGGGCTATTCCTGCAACAACATAGGAGGTGCCGGCGGCGGCGCTGGCGGCAACGGGATCGTCATCATCACCGAGTATTACCGATGATGAAGCGCCTGCTCTACGGGCTGGTCTGGCTCCTCCTTGTAGGGACCGTCGCCTACGGCGTGAACTCGACGGTTTCGTCGGATCCCGGCTTCTCGCGGATCGTAATCAAGACGCACTGCAATGACGGGACGTGCGACTCGGGCTCGATCACCTACACTCCGCCGGTGGGGTTGGTCCTCGCCAAGATTGAGTGCGTCGGGGGCGGCGGCGGAGGCGGCGGGACCGTTGCTGTAAGCGCATCAACGCACGGCGGCGGCGGTGGCGGCGGCGCGGGTGGTGCGGCGACATACGTCACGGCGGCGGACATCGGAGCCAGCCTAACTTTCGTCCTCGGAGCCGGCGGAGCTGGCGGCACGACCGCTGGCGGCGACGGCGGCAACGGTAACTCGGCGAGGGTGACCGGAGCCGGGTCGGTCGTACTGTGCGAGGCCAGTGGCGGCCGAGGAGGCGCGGGTTATACCGGCACGGGGCAGCCCATCGGAGGTGCTGGGGGCGACGGCGTGATAGGTGACTTGAAATCACCCGGCCAGTCCGGCTGGCGAGCGGCGTTCTCGACGTCGCAGAACGCCAGATACAACGCAGCGCTTGGCGGGGATGCCGCGTTCGGCTTCGGTTTCGGCGGTGTTGCACACGCGGCCAGCAGCGGGGCGGGTTCCTCCGGTATCGGCTACGGCGGCGGTGGTGCCGGGGCTATGAGCACTGGCGATCCGGGGCCCGGCCCCTGGGCCGGCGCGGCGGGGGACGACGGGATCGTCGTCATCACGGAGTTCATCCGATGATGCGGCGGCTGGCCTACGGGGCCGTCGGGCTCCTGCTGGCGGGGGCCGCGGCATGGGCGGTCACCGTCACGACGTCAACGCCGACGGGGTTCAGCCGGGTCACCTTCCAGAGCTACTGCGCCGTCGGCTGCACGGTGACGGTCGTCCCTCCGGCGACGGTGCAGTACGTGCCGTCACCGAGAATGACTGCCGCCATCATCGAGTGCGTCGGGGGCGGCGGTGGCGGCGGAGGGCAGGCTGCCACTACGTCCACGTCTGGTCGCGGTGGTGGCGGCGGCGGCGGAGCGTCTGGCGCGAGGAAAGCGGTGTCATGGGCGGACGTTCCGGCTGCCGGGGTAACGGTGACGATCGGAGCCGGCGGGACCGGAGGTGCCATCAACGCGACAGGCGTGGCAGGCGGCGACACTTCGGTCGGCAGCCTGTGCATCGGCAAGGGTGGGACGCCGGGAACGCCGGGGCCGGCGGGAGGCACTGGTCTGGGAGGTGCCGGGAGCGTCGGCGACCTCGTGGTGAGGGGCGGGCAGGGGATGTACGGGTCTTACCAGCTCACGGCGGCTGCGGTCAGGCTCATCAATTCGTCCGGCGGGATAGCCGCCTTCGGCTACGGGTTTGGCCGACGGAGCCAGTCGGCGTGGAGCATCGTCGGACTTGACGGCGAGGGCCGAGGGGGCGGCGGCGCGGGCGGAGTGAGCTGGAACGGCGCGGCCGGGCAGCCGGGCGGGGATGGATCCAGCGGCATCGTCACCATCACGGAGTTCATCCGCTGAGCGACGTTTTCACCCAGCTCAACATCGTCCTCGCCGGGCTCAATCCCGAGCAGCGCGCCGAGCTGACCGAGCTGGCGCGCAGCCGGGCCAAGCGCTCGATCTGGATCCCCAATCCCGGCCGCCAGATGCAGGCCTATCTCTGCGAGGCCGACTGGCTCCTCTACGGCGGTGCGGCCGGCGGCGGCAAGACCGATCTCTTGCTCGGCACCGCGCTCACCCAGCATGAAAACTCGGTGATCTTCCGCCGCCAGGGCGTCGATCTCCGCGGCACCGAGGACCGGCTGATCGAGATCCTGGGCTCGCGCGCCGGCTACAACGCGACCGACATGAAGCTCAAGCACCAGCGCGGCATCCTGGAGTTCGGGGCGCTGGAAAAGCCCCACTCCGAGCTGACGTGGCAGGGCCGTCCGCACGACCTGATCGGCTTCGACGAGGGGGCCCAGCTCTCCCTCGACAAGGTCTTGTACGTCACCGGCTGGCTCCGCAGCGTCACGCCCCACATCAGGAAGCGCGTGATCATCGCCACCAACCCGCCGACCGGCGGCGAGGGCGAATGGCTGATGGAATGGTTCGCGCCGTGGTTGGATCCCACGTTCCCCGACCCTGCGGAGCACGGCGAGCTGCGCTGGGCGATCGTCGTGGACAGGAAGATCCGCTGGGTCCACGGGCCCGGCGTCACCGAGATCGGCGGCCACACGTACACGCACGAATCCTACACGTTCATCCTCAGCCTCCTGGAGGACAACCCCTTCCTGGCGAAGACCGGCTACCGGGCGAGAATCGAGAACCTGCCCGAGCCGCTCAGATCGCAGCTCCTGCACGGCGACTTCCTGGCCGGGCGCGAGGACCATGCGTGGCAGACCATTCCGACCGACTGGGTCAAGGAGGCGCAGAAGCGGTGGTCACGCGCCGGCGAGAAGCACCGCACGATGATCGCGCTCGCGATGGACGTCGCGATGGGCGGCCCCGATCAGACGACGATCGCGGCCCTGCACGAGGACAACTGGTTCGCGCCGATCATCGTGCGCGCCGGCGTCGCCACCAACGACCCGGTGCAGCACGCGGCGCTGCTCATCCTGTCGCGCCGCGACGGGGCCGACATCTCGCTCGACGCCACCGGCGGCTGGGGCTCAGGCGTCCTCTCGAACCTCAAGCACCAGCACGAGATGCCGGTCCACGGCATCGTGTTCAGCCGCAAATCGCTGCTCAAGGACAAGACCGGCAAGCTCGGCTTCCGAAATCTCCGCGCCGAGATGTACTGGAAGCTGCGCGAGGCGCTCTCGCCGGACTCAGGCCTCGACCTGATGCTGCCGCCCGGCCCCAGGCTGCTCGCGCAATTGACCACGCCGCGCTACGAGATCCACGGCACCGACATCCTGATCGAGGACAAGGCGGCCATCCGCAAGCGCACCGGCGGCTCGACCGACGAGGGCGACGCCGTCGTCATGGCGTGGCACCGCAGGGGAGCCGCGGCGCGCAAGCAGGCGATCAGCGTGCCGGGCCTGCCCCCGCTTGCCGACTGGGAGAGGCCGGTCATCGACCAGTCGCCCTGGCGCACTGACCAGTGGATGATCCAATGACGCCGGAAGAAACCGCCATCGAGGTCATGTCCGGCGATGAGCAGATCATCGCGCTCGGCAAGGCGCGCTGGCAGCGCTGCAAAGACTACGAAGGCACCGCCCAGCAGCGCTGGTTGGCGGACCAGAAATTCCACTGGGCGGATCCGGACAACGGCTGGCAGTGGCCGAACTACCTCTGGAACATGCGCCGCGACGACCCGGCCGGCTACAAGCCGCGGCTGACCGTCAACAAAATCCGCTCGCACAATCTCCAGATCACCAACGACCAGAAACAGAACAAGCCGGGCATCAAGATCTCGCCGGTCGGCGACGACGCTACGTTCGAGGCGGCCAAGATCTGGATGGGCCTCGTGCGCCACATCGAGCGCATCAGCAAGGCGACGGTCGCCTACTCGACGGCCGGCGACTTCCAGGTCCAGTCGGGGCTCGGCTACATCAGAGTGGACTGGGACTACATACCGGGGACGTTCGACAAAGAGATCTACATCCGAAGAGTCCGCAACCCGCTCAACGTCTTTTTGGATCCCGATAAGAACGAGGTCGATGGGTCGGACGCGCGCTTCGGCTTCTACTTCGACGACACGCCGCGCGTCGATTTTCTGGAGGAGTTCCCCTGGATGAAGGGGAAGGTCGGCGAGGCCGCTTTCGGCAACTCGCAGGGCTGGATCAACCAGGACCACATTCGGCAGTGCGAGTATTTTTACAAGGAGCTGAAGAAGGACAAGCTGGTCCTGATGCGGAACCCCGACGCCGAGGGGGCTGCCGACAAGTTTGTCATGGCGAGGTGGTCGAAGATCCCGGCGAAGATCCGCGCCCAGATCGAGCCCGGCGACATCATCCGCCGCCGCGAGTTCATGGACGAGACGATCCGCTGGGTGAAAATTGCCGGCAACGACATCGTCGATAGGGG